ATGTGTAGGCTCGTCGCTTGCGACTGAGTAGCCCGTACCCGGCACGATAAAACCATTCTTAACAAGTTCCTGCTTGACCGTCACCGGCATTTTATACACCAGTGCAGCGTCCGTACTGTAAAAGTTGACATCATAGTCGTTGATTTCACAATGCGCTTTGTTGTCGTAAAAGCTGGAGTCGTCTCCGGGATTCTGCCAATATGTAAAAAAATGTTCCGGATACTCTTCCCCTTGTGCAAGGGAACCCTGCAAAATCACCGGATAATCATATTGTGATAATATTTCAATCAGTTCATCTTCCATTTTCAGCCTCCTAGCTTCAGCCTCCTAGCAGTTTTTTGATTCCTTTTTGAAACGTCTCCTCTTGTGCTTTTTTGATTCGTTCCTGTGCTTTCTTTCCGTACACATCAGCGTACAGCTTTGTGTCCTTTTTCATCCTCGGCGTGCCGTACATCAAAAAGATAGATGGTAATCCACCTTGTTTGATATCAAACCCGACCGGGATATTGGCTTTGGTACCATCCCAGTTCACGTCGGCTTTTGTAACAATGGATTCCTGCGTGCTTCCGGTTCGGTGATGCTTCGTCATGTCCTGCACGATAGGCGGCGTCACCGCCTTGTGTGCTGCTTTCAGACAGCTCTCTGCAAGTTGTTCAACCTTTCCTCCTGCTTTCTCCCACTTTTCCGCTAAATCTTCCAACTGGGAGAAGTCAATCATGCCTTTTCTTGCCATCATGCGCCCCCTTTAACGGCTCTGACCTTTGCTACAAGGTACTGGTTTCGCATTCCGATGTTTTCCGGAGCGCCCAATACCTCATATGTTGTCCCGTCAATCTTGAAACGGCTTGCCGGAGTAATGTCCTGTCTGAACCACGTCTCAAGCGTTGCGGTGTTTTCGACAACAATCTGTCCGTTTGATGTCTTTTCTGTGCCTCCAAAGGTGCGAAAAGACACATAGACGCGTTCGCTTTCTCCGTACTGCTTTTGTTTCACGCCTTTTACCATTGTTTCGCCGATTGGATTCAAAAGTTCCGCCGGTGTTACATATGGTAAATTCGGTTGCCATGCCATACTGTCACCTCCTAGTAACTCAACTGGATTACTCTTTCTTTGAAGTAGGCCGACAGTTCGCCGTTATACAAAAGGTCGTTGACACCTCTTGAAAGAACACCCATCACGGCAGACGACGAAAGATGTTCTTTCGGGACTCCGGCATCCGTCAGATATTGTTTGATTTCTCTCAGATACCCAAACAATCTCGCGTCCTGATAGTTGCCGGTAATTCCGAGTGAGTCTTTAACTTCTTTAAGCTGTTCGTCTTCCGTCATTTCTGCCATAATGGTCTCCTTTCATCAATCAGCCTGTCGGTTCCTCGCTTTTGTCGGATGTATTGCTTGAGCTTGTTGTCTTGCTTTTGCCTTTTTTGATAAGGATAAAGCCATTTGCATCTGCAATCTTTCCATCCACAATCAGGATAACCTTGTTCTTGAGTTCATTTGTGTCGTGGTCTGTCCACTTCACTACCTGCATCTCAAGATTTGAATTCACAACGTAGTCTTTAAGGTCACCGAAGATGGCGAACACATCACCGATAGCTGCGTCCTCGTAGTAAGGGAGTAATTCCTCCTCGACGGTCTCAACATCCTTACCCATGAAGCGGTAGGTTTCCTCGCCATTGACACCGTAGTTGGTACGTCCAACCGGCTGACCGTTCTTATCCTCCATACCATCGATTTTCTCGTCGAACGTCGACTGTGCCATGATGAAGCATCCTTTGCGATAGCTCTTCTTGATTTTGGCTTTCATTCTATGCCAGCCGTTCCACGTCATATCTTCCGGTGCCATGGTGACAACAGTTTTTACACGTGTATCCGTCAGGATCCCAAGTGGCTGTGTTTTGCCATCACCTTTGATGATTGCCTTCTCAAGAGCTTTCATGATTGCTTCTGTAGCAAGCGGCACAAAGAGCTTCTGAAACTCTTCAATTGTCACTACAGACGCCAACAAGGTCTGTGCAATCTTGCACTCGACACCGTAATAGCTGAATGTAACCTTTTCGTCCGCGCTCAACTTCTGGCTGTCTGATGCCTTTTCGCCGACCCATGCCGCCTCCGGCTTAATTGAGAGGATTGGGATGGCTACGCCGCCCTGGATATTGGTCTTGGTAACTTTGGCGTAAATGTTTCCATAGCTTTCCAGCTTCTGGATAATCTCACGCACCAAAGTGGTCGGAATTACCGCCCCGGCATCTGCCGTTCCTGTGACTGCTGCCTCTCTTTTAATCGGCACACGTAACTCCGTAGGAATCGGTGTACTACGGCACACATATTCAAGAAACGCTTTTTTGTACTCGCTTCTTTCTGTTGGGTCGTCCGTTTCCAACTGAGATTCCGGACGTTTTGAACGGAACGCTCCAACGATACCCGCGTTTCTCATCTCTCCGGTCTGAATGTTGCTTCTCTGACCGTCTTCATTCTGGCCTGTGCCTTTTGGATTTCCTTCTCCTTCGTCTTTGTTGTTTCCTTCGCCTTCGGATTCCAAGTCCTTGATTTCCTCAGCGATGTCTTTTAAGTCATCCACCGTTTCCGTCAAGCGTTCGTAAATGCTCCGTACTTCGGCTACATCTTTTGATTCCTCGGCGCGTTTCATTAAGTCTTCTTTGCGCTCCATCAACTTCTGCTGACGTGCTTTCAGTTTTTCAAGTCTTCCCATTTTTTAATATGCTCCTTTCAATTTTACTTTTTCTTTCCACAGTTCCAGCTCGTCACTCTCCAGTGATTTTCCCCGGACACTCTCCAGCGCCCTCTGCGCACTTTCCAGTGCATCTTTATCTCTAGCCATTATTTCCGTATCTTCATAAGCTGGGAAAGTAACCGCTGATACTTCCACAATGGTTGAAATCTTTTCAATGAATCGCTTTGGATAATCTGTATCAAGATCTTCCCAGCGTTCCTCTTCAATCCAGAACATGAAGCTCATGCCTGTTATATCACCACGCTCAATTGCGCTATACAACGCTTTCGCGTCTGCGTTGTTTTCCGTATCAAGATAGGCTCGAATTTTAAGCCCTTCCTTATCCACCGTAAGCTGCAGCGTCGAATTTTTGTTGTTGTTTCGACTTCTCGCCAGTGGGATTCTGTTCAGGTCGTGATTTGTTAAAAAACAAACGTCGTGCAGGTCTGTTTTGTCCAGTGCCCCCGGTACAATTTCCTCGCGGAAGATGCCGCCGATATCTGCCTCTTTGCCATACACAACCGGACGTCCTTCTATGTAGCTTCCTCGCCCGTCCTGCTCTGCCCGAACATCAAACATAAACGCCCGGCGTTCTGCCTTGTCACTCTTGCTCATTTTTTGTCCCTCCTTTTGCTTTTGCAAGCTGATAATCAATTGCTATATCTGTGTCTATATAATTTAATGACTGTTTTCGTTTACCTTCTAACTCTTTCATTGGCTTAAGACCAAACGCTACCCTTTTCTCATTTTCGTAGAGTGTTCCGGTGTCTCCTAAATACTTCACCATTTCAACCTTTTGCTCTATGCTCATAAAAATGAGCTCGTGCGTGAAAAATGCTATCTTCAAGTTTCTCGCTCTCATGTTTTGTGTACAGAGTGCTTTTGTAAACGCTTCCTGATATCTGCCTACCAACTTCTCAATCGTCTTCTGGTAAAAAGCCTCATACTGCCCTTTGGTATAATCACCTGTCAGTATCGAAAGCGGAACACCGAACGTTCTCAGGATTTTCTCATCTATGAAGCGAATGGTGTCAGGGTCCACCAGTTTAATGTCGCGAGTGATTTTTGCGTAATCGCTTTTTGCATCTAAGTGTAAAATGCCGTTTTCCGCATTGTTTAGCTTTCTTTCAAATTCTTTGATACTCTTTTCGGCTTTTTCTTCGCTCATGAATGTTTGTGTTTTTACAACACCGTTTATCGCAAAACTACTTTTCACCGCTCCCGATATCCCCTGCATGATATCCTCGTTTAGCTGCAGCGTCTTTAAGAGTGCCCGTCTGTCCGGATTTCCTGATGCATCACCGCCCATGTAGTCGTTTGCAAAGTAGTTGATTCGAATGTGTATCACATCGCTGTATGCAAGTTGTGTTTTGTATCCGTTTTCAAATTCAAACTCCACAATCAAATCACCGGTCGGTGTTTCAAGAAAGGTTGTCATCAGAGGGTCAACCGGATAAATTGCACTATATCTTTTGTAACTGCTGCCGTCTGACCGCTTAACTAATTCATACACCGGAACCGCGAAAGCGTTTTGTCGTAAGTACAATCCATAGGTAAGTTTTTCGATAAACTCCGATTTCGTCATAATCGGATTCGGATTATCTAAAAGGTTTTGGATTTGATAAACGTCATTCTCCGGCGTCTGATAATCGTTTCCAACGCCACGAATAAAACATGGCTCTAACTTCGACATCTCATTCGCAATACATTCTATTGCCTGCTGCACTACATCCGACACGTAGATATCTCGCCCGAACTGGCTGAATATCGGAACCTGCCCAGTCATTACATCCGCATATTTTGTGTTTTTAACTTTCGAGATTATCTTCCCCAGCCATCCCATCAGATTGCCTCCATTCTTTGACCATTCTTTTTAAGTCAGCGCGGTATCGCCTATATGTTTCGTACAAAATGACTGTTGTAACCGCTCCGTCTATTTTCTTGTTTCTTGCCGTTTTCACGACCAAACACTTCCCTTTATTGTCAACCGAAAGTCCGGCATTGCCAAAGCACCACCGGTCTACCGGGTTATTGTTATAGTTTATATTTCTTTTCTTCAAGTCCGTTTCCACAAACTTGTTGGCTGTGTCAAGCGTCATGGCATTTTGTAAAATCAATTCCAACTCGCCGCCCTCTTTCGTCCAGCCGTATTCCGACATCTGTTTGATAAAGTCTTTTGCAAATTTCTGGTCGTAACCACAGCACATCAGGCGGATGCCGTAGTCTTTGTACAAACTCCAAAACCAATCTGCCACGACCGTCAAATCAATGTCACTGCCTTCTACTACGGTGATATATCCATCCCGCGCCCAATCTGCGTATTTTGCACCGGCGCAAGAATCGTCATCGTCCTCTATCTTCCTTTCCGGAACGAAATACATGGTGTGTATGTATTTTTTTCCATCGTCCTTCATCAAGAGAACTTTCGCACAACACAAATCCATTGTCTCAGCTAAGTCAACCGCCCCTAAACACGGAGCACCACGAAATTCTTCCAAATCGTAAGACGCATCGAAATTGTAGTCCTCGAGATTGAGCCACATTTCTACCGAGTTCTGTTTGATATTAAAATCTTTCGCTAGTACAAAAATTCGGTCGCCCTTTGACTTTTTCGCAAGTTCTACCTGTTCCTCTAGGTATGATACTTTTTTGATAACACCCAGTGTCGGATTCGATTTCATCCACGACTTTGGATTTGTAAAAATTTCCTGCTCGCTGTCCTGTGTGTATAGCCATGGCAGTAATCTTTTTCCTGCTTTCGTATCATCTTCGCCATTTATCACCCCACGTCCCTTTTCAAGCTCATCATCCAAGTAGCCTTCCTGCACAAATCCTTCGGTTGTTATATCAAAGAACTTCGGATTATCTTTCAAGGATTGGGATTGCTCAATTGACTTGCCGATTACATTCGTTTTCATCTCGTGCGTCTCATCGATAATGGCAAAGTCAATATTGCGTCCTTCTTTGTTTTTTGTTCTGTCTGATAGCTTAAAAACTTTCGAGTTGGTGCTTTTGTTTCGGATGAATCTTTGGTTTTTCTTCGAGTCGAGGTCTCGCGGGTCAATTAGCTGACGCATGGTATCAATCGCGTCATATGTAATCGATGCCTGATTGTCGTCGTTCGAAGAGCACACAATGTCAGCACCCTCATTTCCAACAAAAAGCTCTGTTGTCGCAATTGCCGAACACGTTTCACTTTTAGTGTTCTTTCTGGCAATCAGCAACAAGATTTTTTTGAAGCGGTCAATCATCATTCCTCTTGTGATTGATTCCTCTGCCATTTTGAACGAGTACACGGCTTCTATAAAAGCCTTTTGCCACAGCATCAACACCATCGGCTGACCGTAAAAAGGTGATTTCGTCAGTTTTACGCAATTCTCCATGAAATCCATCCGAAGCAGTGCATCGTCTGTGTTGTAAAAGTACTCATCGTTTGAGAAGTCTTCTTTTAGGTTGGTTAGCTCCTGTCGAAGTTCCCATCCGGCTATGATATCGCCGCTCTCAATTTCTTCCCGATACTTTAGTAGAAAAGAATTATCCGGTGTCCATATTTTCCTCTCCTTTATTAACAAATTTCTTGCCCCTTTCCGCTATCCATTTTCGCAGTGGTGACTCTTCATCGGTATTTGCATCATCCACGAAGTTCAGGAGCAGTTTTAGACAATTTGTATACTGCTGGAGCATTTCCTTGTAGAGCTTTGCCGCAGGCAATACTCTTTGTTTTCGATTGTCTGTCGGATGGACTTTATAAAACGGTAGTTTTTTCAACTCCGTCAATTCCGACTCTAAAAAAAGTATTTCCTCAACAAGGTCGGTCGCTTCCGCTCTGTCCTTGCACAGTTTGGCAATTTCTTCTTTTCTCTCCATGCAATTACTCCTTGATATCGTCTTCCTCGACATCATCCGCGATTGTCGGCGAATCTCCCCAAATGGCAAATACCGCCTGCGTGACATCTTCCGGCTCGGTTTCCCGGATTTCCTTTCGTCCGGATAGCGAATTCGCATACGCCCGGCGATGCGGGTCGCCAATCTGTACCATCTCGCCGTCAAGCGACACAAACTGCGATGTCATGATACTGACACCGTCCGGCGTCAGCATATCTACCGTCTTCTTTTCCTTGAGTTCCATTTTTCGTCCTCCTTCCTATACGTGATACCAGCCCCACAACTCGATACATCCCCTACCTGATACATCATCCGCATTAAGTAGTACCTCATCGGTTTTGGCGATTTGCGTCGGTCTTGCTGTTTTTCCTTTTTCCGAGTCATAAACAAACAACTCAGATTTGTTATTCATCGACAGCACTCCCGCCGTAACAAATGGTAGTCCTCTGAGTTTGTTCGGTATTGTTCCTGTCATGTTTGGTATCGCAACGTAAATATATACTAAGCCTTCTATTTTTTTATACATTCCCTTTGCGCTGGCTATATTTGAATTGCTGCTATTACTTAGTATCCCGGTAAAAGTGCCAGCTTCATAACTTGCTCCGCTTTCTCCGGCTGGTCCCGGTGGTCCTTGGATGCCCGGTACTCCTTGTGGCCCTTCATCTCCTGGGTCGCCTTTCGGTCCTTTGAATTTTCCAATCAAAACTTTTGCCATCGTTGTCACCTTCTTTCTTACTCATCCGGCAGGATGACATAAACATTTCCTTCATCATCCGTCTCGAATTGCGGTGGGTTATCATCGTCCGCGCATATCGCGTACAAATTGCCGTCTTTGTCTCCGGTCAATGCATAAAAACCGTTTATTGTCGTTATAATCCCGCTGTCTCCTCGTTCTCCTTGCTTTCCCGGCGGTCCTTGGATGCCCGGTACTCCTTGTGGCCCCTGAACACCTTCGACTCCTTGTAGTCCTCGTTCTCCTTGGATACCCCTTTCTCCTTTGTACTCTCCAGAAGCAAGTTTTTTTACGAATTCATCATTTAATGCTTTGGTATCGTTTCTCAACTGTTCGCATCGTTCGACATCTGTCTCCGTTTTGCTTTTTATATCAATAAGGGCTGTCTGTACCTCCGATATTGCCGCTGTGATTGCCGCATTTGTTACCGGATTCTTGCTCAACACGTCCAGATATTCGTCCAGAGTGATTTCTTTCACTTTCAGCTCTGTCTTTTTTGCGCCGGCGCAACTGTAAAGGTACGTCGTTCTTTTTTCAAGTTTCAATTCCTTGTACAAGTTTTCATTTCCTAAGATGTGTACAAATTTTGATTCTGTCACAGCATCTACATACCTGACATGTATCATCCCAGCGTCCGATACATACTCGGTTGGTATCTGGATATCTTTTGTTGTGACCAGCAAAGTCTTTTTGTAGTCGCATCCATAATATACTTCTAACTTTGCCGACGTTCCCGGATTGTATATGCGAAAATAAATAGCATTTTCCGCCGTCGATATCACATTCAGCTCCGGAACCAGCCCCTCCTCTGTATCTAATGTGATTACATTTTTCAACTTGTCATCACCTCAAATTTCATTTTTCAAAAATCTCAAAAATTGG